GTCCTAAGACTGCTGCTCTGCAGATCGATGAGTCACTTGAGGATGAGTCTGAAGGACGTGGTTCATTCAACGCTGCTGACATCACTCCTACTGCTCCTGCGTGGACAGAACAGGTGACCACTTCAACAAGTGGCACAGATGAGGATGACACTCTCTCATACTTTGCTAAACTAGCAGAAGAAGAGTAAAGAACCAATGAAAAAGTTTGCCATCGCACTCCTTGCACTTACCATCGCATCACCTGCGGTGGCAGCACATCGCCCTCGCATTAAAACTGCGGATGGATTTGAAGTACACCCATCACATTGTGTGTACGATAAACTATTCGAGACTTGGAACTGTTGGTATTCACCAGTGAGACCAAAGCGAGAGCATCATCATCACCATCATCATCATTATCGTAGGGACTATTATCGTACTCCTGTCTTCAGACCTAATGAGTACAACGAACACGGTGTTCCCTGTTATTTCTACAAAAAAGACGGTTGGTGTTTCTAACCGTGTAGAGCATAATCTAAAGCAAGTTTGGCGGTCGTCTTAAGTTTAGGACGCCGCCATTCTGCGTATGGAATAGTCACAAGAAATCCTAGGAGGTCTCCGTCTTCTACATCAGGAACTCCTACTGGTTGCACAAAAAATATACCTGCGTGTGCTACTGTCTTCCAACCTATATCAACAAAACCTAACTCTCGAAGAGCACATTCTAATTTAAGAGACTGTGAACCTTCGATGCAAAGCATTAATATCCTCCTCCGTAGTAACCTCCACCAGAACTACTGGAACCACCACTGGAACTGGAACCACTGCTAGAGGAACTGGAACTGCTGCTACTGCTACTGCTAGAGGAACTAGAACTACTTGAGGTGTCACCACTACCAGTCTGAGTGCCAGTGTATGATCCAGAAGACGTACTCGATGTGGATGTTGTGGTTGTAGATGCTTGTGTGTTATCTGTATCTGCATCTACTGCTGATGTCACAGCACCTGCTCCTCCACCACCAGATGAGATGAGTGCTGTAGATGATCCACCACCACGTGCAGAACCAGTTGATGCTGTGCTCTGACTTGGTTTTCTATAGTTAGTGATACCAATGAACTCCTCTGCCAATGTGGTAGGGGTTTTCTTATTACCTTTGGAATCTACTTCATCGTTAGGTAGATACTTGGCAAGTCTTCTGAACTCATTCACAAAGTCATCGATGTATGCACCACGCAAGAGATGTATGTTACGTTTGTATTCATTCTCTGCATCAAGTTTCTCAAAGTTACTGACAGGTCTACGAGAATCCTGTTTGGGATACATAGTCCCATCAGATTTAACGTATTGATAGTCCTCGTTAACAGTTATACCTTCGGGTAGAATCACATTATCATTATGATCTAGGATCTCTCTGGTTTCGTAGTGACTGACTGAATCTACATCACCAAATCTGTCTTGACATATAGCATATAATTCGTCTCTTGTTACTGGCCATTCTTCATTTACATTGATGATGTTGTTGCAAAGCAACACAACCCAGTCCAATCCAGAATCACCATACACTTTCTTGGCAACCATATCTGGACGCTCACCTTCCTTGATAGAATACTGAGTAAAACCTAGGAGTTTACCTACGATCTTCTCCTTGATCTTAATGCGACGGAAGATATTTTTTGTAAGTTCGTAAGGATGGTTACCGTTTTGGAACGTCCTGTTTCTTACATATACGTTGGGGAAATACTTAAAATATGCCATTATGCTCCGAACATATCGTTTGTAATGAACTGAGTTTCTTTGAAGGTCATCGTCAAAGTGTATGCAACAGGACCATAGTCCCAAGTGTTGTTAGCAATGTCTCTCAGTGTATTCATAAAGTTATCAGGTGAAGAACTCAATGAAAGATTCTCAAGCACAACTTTCGTTGGGAAGTTATGAATCTGTTTAAGGAACCCACCTTTACCAGTGATCGTAAGATCATCACCTGTCTCAGTCTCTTGTGCTTTCACACGAACAACAGACAGACGATAATGGTGAGGAATGTTTAGGAATCTAGCGTTGTTAGCAGTCTGACCATCTTTAACTGCCACAAAGTCTGCTGCTTTCTCTGCAGTTGTACCATCACCTTCAGTCTTCTCATTCTTACCGTCTATACCAAACATCTTATTGACTGCATCCTCGTTACCACCTGACACAGAGGGGTGCATAGTGATTCTTAGTAGTTTGAATATTCTTAGTGCTTCTTCTGCCTCAGATGCATTACGTGGTGCAATCTTAAAGTTAAATGTATGGTTTCTATATGCCACACCTTTGAATGTTACTTCTTGATATGGGTTGAAAATTTTCTTAGTTGTAAGAGCAGACAGAGCGTTGCCATCAATGTCACCACCTGCACCTAGACCAGAGTTAACTGTACCGAGAGCAGATGATACTGAGTTCATCAAGAACTCTGGTTTCAATGCACCTGCTGTACTTTGTAATTGATCTACAAGATTATCTTTGTTAGTTAGATCTCCCACTGCACCGATCGCACCAAGACCAACTGCACCCAGTGTTGTCTCGTTATACATTGCTTGATAACTTTCCTGCAATCCATTGGGTAAATATAAGAACACGTTACCCACTAATCCTGCAGTAGATCTCTGAGCATTCAGTGATTTTATATCTTGTCCACCAGTTCCTGCATAAGTATAAGGGTTAGCAATCTCAGAATCAAAAACTTGAATCTTCAAATAATCAACAAGTTCAGTCCGATATGTATCCTCAGCATCAATCTCTCTTCTACTGGAGAGGATGTCTGTTGGAAGCGTTCTTGGGTAGACTAATGGAGCAGTCATATGACACAGCGTAGTTATTCAGGACGGTTCAGACCTAGTTACCCAGGAAAATACAAAGGGGATCCCACAAACATTATTTATAGGAGTTTATGGGAAAGAAAATTAATGGTGTGGTGTGATAAGAATGAGAACGTTCTAGAGTGGGGTAGTGAGGAGATTATTATCCCGTACGTGTCACCCATCGACAATAGAATCCACAGATATTTCCCAGACTTCTACATCAAAGGAAGAACTTCCTCTGGTACTACTAAATATATAGTGGAGGTAAAACCCAAAGCACAAACTCTTCCACCTAAGAAAGGTAGGAAGACGAAGAAATTATTGAATGAGATCGCCACTTACGGAGTCAATCAAGCGAAGTGGAAAGCAGCACGTGAGTATTGTGCAGATCGTAAGATGAAGTTTATGATCCTCACCGAAAAAGAACTCAAGGTATGACTGTCTATCAAGATCTAAGAGACCTAGCAAACTATAAATCTATGGCACCATCGTGGTGGAGGAGTCAGTTGTTCTTCTACCTTGCAGGTCGTGGTCTGGATAGTCCTGCTGTCGGTGGGGTGTGTACATTCAAGTACACAGCAGAGTATGCAGAGAAGTATCAGTTCTGGGACAAGTGTCCTATGGTGTATGTGATAGGTGAGTCATCGGAACACTTCTGGGGTGCCAACGTCCACTATCTACCACCTCAAGCACGGGTGTCAGGGTTCTCCCCGTCACCACCTCCCGTTACTCTGCATAAATACTTGAGAAGTAATGTTATTTCTCCCTATTACAGCATAGAAAACTCTGAGTGGGCAGATATTGGTTTGATTCCCTCTGAAGAATTTGTTACCACTATCAACGGAAGAAACATACCTGTACCAACGTCGGCAGTATTGAAGAAACTTTAATGGCATACGCAGCACCCAATTCATTTACACAGTTCCGAGACCTTGTTGCCAAAGGTGCTTGGGAACCCGTTCGTGGCAACCTGTACTCTGTAGACATTGGTTTCCCGAGAGTTCTTGGTGCAGGTGCTTTGCAACCTAATGAATTCAAACCTAGTGCAGAATATTATGATGCTATAAACTATTTTGCTGACTCAGTTACGATTCCATCTAGAAATATTACTACAGGTGACACACAAAACTTTGGTCTTCAAAGATCATATGCTACAGGACAGACACCTAATGAACTAGCGATGTCATTCCTGGTGACTAAGAACCAGTGGCATAGAAATTACTTTGAGACTTGGATGAATGCTATCGCACCTGATGGTGAGAACAGAGTCTGTTTCTATGATGATTACATCTGTGACATCATCGTTAGAAAGTGGGAGAGAGGATCTAATTTTAAGGTAGAGACAACCAAGAAAGATATAAAGTATGAGACACGTCTGAATAAAGCGACGGGTATCTGGAGATTTACGGGTGCATATCCATTCAACCTAGGTACAATGAACTTTGGAAATAGTAATTCAGATGTTATGAGATTGGATGTACAGTTTAAGTTTGAGCGTTATAGATTTACTACGAAAGAGAATAGAGTCAATGGATGGACTCAAGAAAAGATCATAAACAATATAGATAATGTGCTCGACAGTAGTGATTTCAGGACCTACGTCGGGGTCTAAATAGTTTTACTGAATTGTAATTTTACACAATGCCTTTACCTAAACTGAGCATTCCAGATTATGAATGCGTGCTTCCTCGTGGTCAGAAAGTTACCTACAGACCTTTCCTAGTAAGAGAAGAGAAACTTCTTTACCTTGCTATGGAGACACAGGATAATAAGGAGATGATCAAAGCGGTTAAAGATATTATCAAAGCGTGCACTAACATTAAGAACGTTAATGATCTTGCCACTTTTGATATTGAATATCTTTTCCTTAAAATCCGTGGTAAATCTGTGGGTGAGGTAAGTGAATTCAAAATCACTTGTCCTGATGATGAGGAAACTAAGGTTGATGTTCAAGTCAATCTCGATGAAGTTAAGGTACAAATTCCTAAGGAACATACCAACAAACTTCAAGTCAGCGATGAAATTACCATTACTATGAAGTATCCTTCACTGGATGTGTTCGTGAAAAATAATCTAGTTGACAATCCAGGTGTAGATGATCTGTTCAAACTCGCTGCCACTTGTACTGATAGTATTGCTGAAGGCGAGGATGTATATGAAGGAAAAGATCATACAACCAAGGAACTTGTAGAATTCTACGAGAGTATGGATTCAGTACAGTTCTCTAAGGTTCAGAAGTTCTTTGAAACTATGCCTAAACTTACTCATACTATTGACGTTTTCAATCCTAAAACTGAAGTTACATCACCCATCGTGCTTGAAGGACTAGCAAGTTTTTTCGCGTAGCCCTAGCGCACGACTCCTTGATGAATATGTTTGAGACTAACTTTGCTTTGATGCAACACCATAAGTATAGTCTCACTGAGTTAGAAAATATGATGCCCTGGGAACGTGATGTTTATGTGAATCTTCTGATGCGTTATCTACGTGAAGAAGAGGCAAGGCAACGACAACAGTCGGGTCAACATCAATCACTTTAATGGCAAAAGCAGCACCCAAGTTACAAATAAGAAACTTTCTTCCTGTCACTACCTCAGGTATGGACAAGAAAGATCCTGCTATGTCAATGACCTTGGCAGTCAATAGACTCGGAGCAACGGTAACTGATGTAGGTAAAATCCTAACCAGTTCACATCAAGCGAGACTAGATGCAGCGTATCAGGTGCAAGGAAGAAGATCTTTAGCACAAGACAGGGCGAGAGAGAAACAGATTGAGAAGAAGACAGCAGAAAATATTGACAAGGAGTCAGAAGCAAGAGGATATAAGAAGGGTGGCAGTGGTATCTTTGGACTGCTATCACCACTGATCGAACCTCTAATTCAATTTGCAGGTACTCTTGCAACGTTCTTTGCATTGGATTTCTTATCCAAGAAAGAGAACCGACAGGCGATCGAGACTGGTTTCTCGTGGATCGGTAAGTGGTTGGGAACCGTATGGAAAATTGGATCGAAGGGTTTCTCTATGCTCTACGATGGTCTGTTCGATCCAGATGGCAACGATGGACCTCTAATGAGAGCACTGAAAGTTGTAGGTGGTCTCGCAAGTATTTTTGTAGCAGGTAGAATATTAAGACCGTGGAAGATAGCGGGAGACATAGGCAAACTATCTAAACTATTCTCAGGAAACAGAAAGGCAGGAGTAAAACAGCAGCGTGCAATCCAACAGCGCCAGATGAGAAATCAAGGCGTAAGACCAGGGGTAAAAGGCAAACCGATGAAACCTGGTGGTGGCGGCAAGTTGCTAGGTAAGATGGGTAAGTTCTTCAAATCTCCTGTCGGTGCAGGTGCACTGTCAGGTGTGTTTGCATTTGGATCTAGACTTGCTGCAGGTGACAAGTTAAATGTTGCAGCAGGTGGAGGTATCGGTGCTGCTATTGGTACTACTGCAGTAACTGCACTGTTGGTGCCTGTCTTGGGACCATTTGCACCTCTTGTTGGTGGTGTCTTAGGTGGATTCTTTGGAGATAAGATTGGAGCGTTCCTTGGAGAGGCAATAGAACCTATTCTGAAACCTATCGG